CTTCGTCCACTTCACCTCACCCTCGATTGGCGTAACCTTCTGGATGCGCAAACTGCGAACCTCCGGAAGTTCGTCCGCTCGGGAGACCATCGGAGCCCGGCTGAACACGCCAAATCGATACCGTTTAACCGTGTGCTGATTCGTACTTGAGGCACACGTCACCACTTTCGGGAGCTTGGGCATATCCAATCGGGGAGCCTGATAATGGCGCCGCAACGTTCGAAAAATGTCGAACTGGTGCTTCGTCACTCGTACCCGAATGCCCGTTTGATCTGTCTTAGGTAAACTCATTCCGAGACCGCCGAATTCAACCGGCGCGTAAAAATTGAGAAATCCTCTCAGAGAAACTTCTGACAGATATTTGCTGTGGATAGTCGAAAATCTCGTCGCAGCGCGAGCCGGGTTATAAGCCCCCTCAATCGCCGCAGGCTGGAGCATATGGAGCGGGACTGAACCCACCGCCACGTCGCTCTGGCCATCCGAAACTTCACAGCACTCCCGCTTGTCACTACCGGAGACACGTTGCCGGCCATACATCAGGCCAACGTTATAAAATGGGTACAGCGTGAAAGAGACACGCAAACGATCGAACTCGAAAGGAATTGAGTTCATATACCCATAATCGGCATGAAAGAAATTCTTGCCGATGCTCCGGTTAAAGCCCGCAAACTCCAAACCGACCAACCAACGTCGGTACCCACTGTCATCCGTGAAGAAGAAAATGTCATCTCCATTGACAAGGATTGGGACATCTTCCCACCTTTCAATGTCCGGAAAAACCGTCTGCCATGCATTGACGAAGTTAATCAGACAGAGGTAAGGGAAGCTGAGGGTTGAACCCATCAGTTGTCCATCATTTTGGAGTACAGGGGCAATCGTTCCTTCTCCGGCAATGTCATACTCGCCAGTCGTAACACCTCGTTCAACGTACTGGTCAACAAGCCGGGGGTGTGGATTCAGTTTCAGACCGTCATAACAACAGAGCTGATGTCCGATGACACGGTCAAGAATCGACCGAGACTCTGCATCCACATCTCGAGCAGCCTCCTCATGACAAATCGCTGTCAATGTCGAGGAAACCCCGTCAGTCGCAGCACTGTAGTCCCCAGAAATCATCTTTGGGCCCAGGCTGGGAAAACGTCGAAAGAAACCCGTCAAAAGGGATCCTGTCAACTTCTGACCGATCAGGGAGAATTGAGGGAGCTGCCGAAGGTGATCGTGGACTGCCTTCTGGAAGTAACGTGAATACCAGTACGGGAACGATTCACCCGCACTGATCGTACGAACCTTCCAAGGCTCAAGCACCGGCACGATGCGAACAGATAACGTTGATTGTGGAATGTCACCGTCATCCACCATATCCGTGTTCGCACTTGGGTGGCTCCGCACCCAGTTGGCAGGATCACACCTACCGTACCGGAGCGGGCCTTTGAAGCCGGGGCTCGACAGCCCACGAAAAGAATACC